TAATCGCCAAGATTTGCAATATCTTGAGCGGTTGTTTTTTTTAAATTATTACTGTCATCAGCGTCGCCTATTAATACAATGTCGCTTCCCGCAACTGTAGCTGACGTAGCGCTATTTGGAGCTATGGTTAAAGTTGAACTAAACGCACCAGAAGAAGCAGTTGTTCCTCCGCTAAGTCCAGAAGTACCGGCTGTTGTAATAGTTACTCCGGTTATATCGCCTTCGCCAATATACGAAGCCCACGAACTTCCGGTATAAAATTGTAAAACATTAGAATCTGCTAAATAACAAAACATTCCTTCAATAGGACTTGTAATTTGTGCGTCTCTAGCTGTACTATTTGCAAATATACTTATAGACTGTTCCATAAGATAATCATTTACATCTGCTGCAGTTAATACTTCACCAACTGCAAATACTTTAAAACCATTTGCCATATTTTTATTTTATCCTTTTGTTTTTTTGTTTTGTATAATGCGGCATTAGTAACCTAATTTATCAGTGTCAAGAATGCCAAATAAATTATTATCAAGTCTCATAAATGCCTGAACGTCTGCATTTGATAATTTATAGGCGCAAGTAAAAACACTAGGTGTAATATTATAATTTATACTGTCAATTATTTCATTTGATGTAATTTGGCTGGGGCTGCCACCTCCTGGCGGTGTTAATTCAACTTTAATAACATCGCCTACTTCTCTATCGAGTACAGTATTTTGATTAGCTGTGCTAGCTTCAGTTAAATCAACTAACAAATTGTCAAATCTAATTAATGCGTCTTTAAATTTACCTAACAAAAAATTTGCTGCGTCTAATACTTCAGCGTCGGTACTATTATATAAACCTGTTCTGCTTAACGTTCTAATCAAATATTTACCTTGCGAAGCTACATCCTGTACAGTTTGCGTTGATCCTGATATGCGTTGTAATGAAACTATATTATTTATTTCATTATCATCATTTATGTAATCAACTCGCAAATAAGGCACGTCACTTCCATCATCACTAAATATTGCAGCAGGCGTGCTAGGAAAAGTTGTATGGCGAGATTTAAAAGTAATTTTTCCGTCTTTAGACATAAATAATAATCCGTTTTCACTACGTTCTATATTTTGTAAAACTGATAAAGTATTTTCATTTATTCCACTTAGCGCTTGCATAGTTGAAATACCTGTTTCAATATTTCTTTCAGCACCAAATTTTACATTAGCATTATCTAAAACTGCACTAACTAAAGACCCAGAATCAGTACTTGAAAAAGAAGCATTTATTAAACTTGTATTAGATAATTTCATAAAAGCGTCTGCTGCTATAAAATCTGCAAATGAATTATTTTTATCTGGATAACTTAAATTTATATCTGTAACAAAACCTACAAATAAATCTTTATATGAGCTTCCGCCATCTGTTGTAGCGTCAATGTGAATAGCAATTAAAGGCTCTATACCCGGACTAAAAGGGCTTGATGTATTAGTATTTTCATATTTTCTTGTATTATTAAGAAGTCTAACGCTGCAAGTTCCGGTTTTAAATGTATCTAAATCTCGTGAACGCCCTCTGCTTATTGATACACTTTGCACATCATCAGTTACATCGGTTAAAGGAGTTGCGCCTGCTAATTCAGCACTATCTAATACACCCCTTACTAAATCATCTAAAGTAAAAGTATTTTGAGTAAATCCTATTCGAACTCTTACTGTAGGCTGAGCCATTATAAAATATCTATTCTAGCCGCACCACCATTTTGACGTTTAAACTCTCTAGCGCCTCTAGCAAATAAATCGCTAGCTTCTTGATCGGTTGTAATTGGAGCAAAGTTATTTATTGTTATGCCAGCTTCTGCTGTTGGCGTTGCCGCAGCTGCAGTCGAAGAAGCGCTCGCTAACAATCCAGCAGCTGTTCTTTGTGCGTCTATATCATCTGCTGAAACTAGAGAAGCAACTTCATTATTTCCTAAACCAAAGTTAACTTTTTCAAATGTTTTAAGCTTTGGAATATCAACTTTAATACCTATTTTACTTAATATTTTTTGCGCTTTATTTGCAAAGCTATTAAGTTTGTCTGCAAATTTATTAAAGCCTCCAATAATTTTATTAATCATTTTTTCAAAATTCTTAGGCAAATTTTCAATAAATGGTTTTAAAAATTTGTTAGCTAACTCTGTAAACTTTTTAAATGCAGGAGCTAAAGCATTAAGTAATAAAGTTATAATTGCAATAATAGGAGGTGCCAATAATCCAAATATTTCGGCTAAAGATGATATAAACGGAGCAACACCTTTTATAGCTTGTATTAAAGATGGACCTACTTCTTGAACTACATCAACTATAACCGGCAATAATTGTTCAGCTATAGGTAACAATTCCTGACCTAGCTGTACCTTAAGTTCTTTAACTTGCGCTTGTGCTTTTCTTGACTTGTTAGCAAAACTATCTTGCGTTCTGTTTAAGTCACCTTGTTGTACTGTTGTTTTTTTTAATAATAATTCATAAGTAGCCAAAGCACGTTCTTGTTTCGTAAGTTCATTTCTAGAACTTTTTCCTGTCATTTCAAATGCTTTAGTTTCTACTTCAGCTTGACTTATTGCAATACCATACGTTTTGAGCGATTCGTTTTCTCCAAGAAGAGATTTTGTAAATGCTTCTAAAACGGGTTGCGCTCCTCCTTGAACGTTTGCAAAAGAAGCCACATCGCCAGCAAGAGCCGCTAACTTAGTTCCTAAGTCCGCTGAAGCGTCTGCAGTAAAATCAATTCCTTGCAAAACTGCACCCGTATTTGTAAGTAGTCCTTCTAATTCAAATGCAGCTAAGCCAGCTTTATTTGCAAATTCTTCTACGAAACCAGATACAACAGGTAAAGCGTCGCCAAAGGTTGTTTCAAATGCAGATCGTGCTTCACCTGCGTCAGACGCTAAATTAACTAAATCTTTACCAACAGTTGCTGCTGCAACCCCCACGCCTGCAATACCAAATGCTGCTGCTTTTCCAATTTTTGCTGCCGCGCTTCCAAAACCTTGTAAAACTTTTTGCGATCTAGTTAGCGAATCTGTAAATTGTTTAGTTTTACCTATTATTGATATTGATACTTTTTTACTAGCTGCCATTATTTAATTGCCTTTATTAATGCGTCAAACATTTTTTCGTTATAAGTTTCTGCTATTTTATTTTGATTATCATCTAAAGTTTTACCAACAATATAACCTTTTTTACCCATTTGGCTAAATGTGCTATCACCGCTTACGAATCTATTACCTATCCATTTTTTATATGGAAAATCAGCCCCTGGCCTTGAGAATCTTAAGCGGCCAACTTCATTTCTTGTAATTGCTCTTGTTTTTTTATTTTTTGTAGGTACGTACATATAACGTCTACCAAACTCTAATGAAAAAGTATCAGGTTTTTTATCATTACGAGTTATAGTAATTTTTGCTTCTGTTCTCGTACCTGAAGCACCAAAGCCCGTAGCTGACGGCCTCGCTTTTGGTGTAGGTTGCTTTTTAGCTAAAGGTCTAATATCTGCTAATTGTTCTTTTGCTATTTCTCTATGAAATTTAGATAATACTTTTAAAACATCGGTTTGTCCGTATTTTTTTAACTCTTTTCGTAACTCTATTAATTCAGAGTTATCAATAGTAAAATCACCACTTATTTTAGCCATATTATTCTAACCTTTTATTTAACACTTTGACAATTGCATTAAACATATCTAAATCAACTTCTAATAAAGCGTTTGGATTTATTCCTGTTTCAACTGCTATTGCAGCTATTAATTCAATAAATCCATTTACGCTTTTAAATTATCACTTGGTCCAGCTATATCAAGTTCTTCAACATTTTCAACCCATGCGTCATAATCTTCTGTTACACCATTTCTTTTAGCGCCAAGCCAAGCTAAATATAATAACCACTCATAGCGCTGCTCATCTTGCAATTTTGAAATAGGTATATCAAACTTGCGTTCAAATTTAATTATGTCCGCTGGTTTAACTTTAACTTCTAATGTTGTGCCATCAGCCATGATGACAATCATATTACCCATTAGGAAGTTGCTCGAGTAATAGTTCCACTTGTTGGAAATGAAACTGACATTGTTGCAAGTTCTCCTACTGCGTTAGCTACAGGAATATGTTGATTTACTAACACGCTTCCTGAGTAGCTAGGATTAGTAGCGCTAACTGATCCGGATGTTGGTTTTATTACAAATGCTGTAGTAGTTCCTAACAATGGAAATAGCGTTGCGTCTACTTCGCTTGAAGCAAAGTCTTGTTGGAAATCAATTGATAAAGTACCTGACTTGAGGCCACCTGTTCTGCTAACAAAAGTATCGCCCATTGCTGTAGTTACTATTTCATCAGCTGTAATATCCAAAGTTACACTTGCTACGTGATCACTTAAGTCCACGCTGTTCAAAGTTACGCTTGCGTCTGTCAAAACAAATTTTGCCAAAATTAACTCCTCTCTATATTTATATTTTAAATATCAAGGTGAGAGTTAAGTTAAATGCGTTATTTAAACAGAAAACCCCTCAGGGCTGCTAAGGGGCTTCTGCCGTACATATACAAGGCGGTTGTAGATATTTTTTTTGTTAAGCTAACCTTGTATAATTTTATTCTTTTCTTAATACAAATTCTAAATCAAGATAATCGTGAAAATCTGGATTAGCTTTTGGTTTAGGCTTTCGCTTTTGGCTTATCGAAAAACTACTCCAAGCTAACTTTAATTTACTTTCAGTTCCATCTTTATTATATAATTTAAAAGTTACTTCAGTATCTCCTAATAAATTATGTAAATTAGCTTGATCTTGCCGTACTCTATCTTTATCTTTCAAATGTCCTCCTTATTTACTTGCTTCAATAAATTTACTAACATTAAATCTTTCAGGATTATCGTCCTGAAAAATTGTAGCTAAGTCTAATATTAGCTGGCTTGAAGCGTTGTTAGCTTTTAACTTTTCAGCTATTGCTTCATAATGTTTTCTACTCATCATTATTTGTCCTCCTTTTAATGAACGTTATAAATTTATTATAACAAGTATTTTTATTAATGTGTAATAATTTTAAATATTTTTATTCAATACCAATCGCAGCATGAATACCAAAGCTTGGATTAGTTCCAGATATTGTAAAATTTAAACGCCAATATTGATCCGTTATGGCGCCAGCAACGCTTTGAAAATCTGCACCGATAGCTGTAATACTTGTAAATGTAATTCTGTCTGTAGGGCTTGTAAAACTAGAGTTATCATCACTTTGTAATTTAAAAGTAATTGTAGGACTAGATGTACCTGAAACGCTATAGCAATGAATAGCAGCGTAACATTTTTCTGTTGCACCAACAGCTCCAAGCTGTGTGCCAGTGGAATTACCTGAAGCTGTTAATGCACTGTCTATTTGAATTGTTCCTCTTACAACTTCATCAGCGGACTGATTTTTAGTTATACTAAATGGAGCAATTTCTCCAATTTCACCAAATATGGAATATTGAAATAATTTTGATTTCATAAAATATGCAATATTACCTACGCCGGCGTCAGGTACTGTTGAAACAATAAGCTCACTACCTATTGAAGCTCCTAATAATGCGTCAGGTTTATTTGCTCCAGCTTCGTAAAATCCATCAACTTGTAAAGAACTATCTTTTAAACCGCCTATTTTTTCTGTAAATCCGCCGCTGTTTATTGTAGTTGAATCTAATTCTTCAGCATTTATTTCTAAGTTAACTGAAGTAGTATGGCTACTTAAATCGTAACCGCCTAAAAAAAGCTTACCATCATTAAATACAAATTTAGCCAT